GGATTGGATCGAGAAACAATCAGGTTTTTGGAACGCATTTAAACCGCACTTCATGAGTGAAGCGGTCGAAGTCACCACGTTTCAACAGGACTTCCAAGCGATGCAGTTCATCCCGTTGCGGCAATATGAACGTGACACGATCATCCAAGTGTTCGGTATACCGCCTGAGATCATCGGCATATTGAGTAACAGTAACCGGGCGACGATCGAGGCCGCTGATCTGTTCTTCTCACGATACACATTAACACCAATCTTAAACCAAATGCGCGAGGCATTCCAAAAGCAACTCGTTCCTAAGTTCGATGATACCGGACTTATTGAGATCGACTTCGTCTCGCCGATTCAAGAGGATAAAGACTACAAACTCGCCGTGATGACCGCCGCACCGTACGCATTCCTGATCGATGAAGTTCGAGCGGCGGCAGATGAGGAACCTTTACCTGACGAGATGGGTCAACGGTTCCCGTTGGCGATGAACATCGATCTTAACCCACTTACACCCGAGGCGACGGTACCCGAACCAACACAACCAACGACAGAACCGTTGCCTGATCCGACCGGACAAGATACGTCCGAGAATCCCGCAGTCACCGATGTCCCCGGCTCGAATGAACCAAACGTCCTGATGCCCGAAGCTGCTTCAATGTCCTCACAACAAAACAAACGCAGAAAAGGCGGACGAAAGGTTCGCACGGGCCGGGGTTACGTCGTGACGTTGCGACAAAGACGGCGCTACAATTAGGAGGTTTATAAGATGGTTTCATGGACAGTTGCAGGGACGACAGATACCGCAATGACGGCATACATAGCCGAACGATTGGCACAAGACAACGTCACCGTGACCTTAGATCAAGCGGTGATGGAATTGCTCGCAATTGGGGTCAAGATCAAGAACCACGGCGGAGCATTCGGCACGGTATGAAGGTGAGCGAATGGCAAAGATCGAAGTTGAAGATGTGCTGAAGTATTGCAAAAGTCAGATACTGCGAGAGGAGGTCGAACGAGACAAGCGGGATAAGCGACCGTTCGCCGCATCAAGGGAACAAGATGCGCGGGCCGCGATTGATGCCTACGAATCGGTGATCCGATTCCTGACCGGAGGCAATCACGTATGAACCAATGGGCGACCGTATTCTTGACCGAGATAGTAGCAATCATAATCGGCGTGTATATCGCCGCTGTTCTTTATGCGAGGTTCCCGGGATGAGTTTCTTATCACGTCGCAAGCAGTTCAAAGGGATAGGTAGCCAACCGAGAACCGTGGCGTGGACACAGGCGGCAGCCGACTTCCATAATGCACACGATACTTGCGAGATGTGCGGGTCAAAGGAAGGTTCGCTTAATGTTCCTGATGCCAAGTTGGACGGCGCAACCGGAGATCAGTGTCAACTCGAGGCACACGATGTTCTACCGTACCACAAACTCACAACGGCACAACAGAACGACTATGACTTCATCTTGGCGAACTTCATAATGCTGCATCATTTTGAACACCACAGGTTTGCTCATGGTTGCGATCCCGAGTGCTGGCATTATAACCCGAACATACGGCAACTCGCCGCACTGATGCTTGCGGCACGATCGAGTTGTGTTGAGTAGGTGATTGAATGACACTCGCAAAGGATGTTAAACACGGCAAAAAGATCTACAAGATCTACAAGATCGACGACGTTAAACCACTCGGCGACATCAACGACGACAACGGGCCGATCACGTTCACTATAACAACGGACGTCCGCGACAGGGATCGTGACATCGTTGATCCTGCCGGAGTTATGGTCGAGAACTTCACCACAAACCCGGTGATGCAATGGGCGCACAACTACGACGAGATGCCTGTCGGCAAATCTGTATCGCTGGTAGCGACCAAGATCAAGGCAATCAAGGACGGCGCAACAGTTGAACAGAACGCGATACAGGCAAAGGTCGTATTCCAACCTGATACCAATTACCACGAATCTTATGCAGGCATTCGCGGGTCAATGATTCGTCGAATGTATCTGACAGGATTCCTCAATGCCGTCTCAATAGGCTTTGATCCTATGGAATGGGAGGACATCGAGGAAAAGGACGAAGGCAAGAGCGCCATTATCGCATTTAACGACGGAACAAGGTTTACAAAGTGGGATCTATTAGAGTTCTCCGCAGTTCCGGTACCTGCGAACCCGCAAGCATTGATTGACAGGTCAAAGTCGTTCGGTTATGACGAAGCCAAGTCTATGCTCAAGGCGTGGACACCGGAAGCAATCAAGTTCTGTACGGGCGATGATTGCCCCCTCAAGGAATCGAAGTGCGCTCACATCACCGAGATCACGGAGCGGATTCGGGAACGTGAGGAGGCAAAGACATGACAATCACGGACACTGACAAGAGTGATTTACAAACCGCAATCAACAAGGAGAGTTTGTCGGATCTGTCAGCATATCACCGGCGCTTGCATCAATTTGCAGCGCAAGGCAATTTGATGACAGGTTTTACACAGGCCGATATGAATTGGCTTCACTCTCGAGTTGAAACGGCGATGTGTGCGTGGCACAAGAAGGACGACCCGCCGACTAAATGCGCCGATCCTTCTCCTCTAGAATGGAAAAAAGGATTCGGCGGAACGGAGGCAAGTATGAGCGAACAAGAAACGAAAGTATATGAGGATAAGATCGCCGGACTCGAGGCGACGATCGCCGAACTTAAAGCAGGGCGCGTCCTGAGTGCGGCGAACGAAGGCGATCTTAGGGACGCAGTAGCGGCACACAACTCCGGCGTCAAATTGACGAACGGGGTATTGAACCAAGTGACAGGTACACCCGGACCGGGCGGGCCGGGATCGAAACCAAATCAAGGCGACAATCCTGCGCCGAATCCCGACGCGGGAGATGCGACACCGGCATCAGGCACGAACGCGGCGTCGCCCGATGAAACAAAGGGCGAGATTGCTACTGTCCCCGCAGTAGTGACAGAGAACACGGAACCGATTGTCGTCGAGACTGATAAAGGGGAATCTGATGATGACATTATAGTCGTCGATGAGGATGAGTTGCGGGCCGTTCTACAAGGCGAGGGCGGCGAAGTAAAAGACGAATCTGACGACGAGATTGTTGTTGTTGACGAGGACGAACTACGAGCAGTCCTTGAAGGCAACGGCGCGGAGGCATAACATGGGCGATATACGAATGACTCGTTCTCAGTTGAACGATCTCATGGGCAAAGATGGGATCAAACGAGAGACGAAGTACACACGGCAACAGCTTCAAGATATGTTCTTGAAGCGAACTGGACAAACAAAAGACGAACTCAAGGGTCAAACCCATGAGGCAATTGACCGACAGAACCTTGCGATCCGCACGGCACTCGCAGGCGAGGAACAGTATGCGGAAGCAAACAAGTTTGAAAAGGTCGATCCACTTGGCGGACTTATAATCGCATACGCGAACGCCAAGGGTAACGTCAGGGATGCTCACTTTTGGGCGCAGCGGAAGTTTGGTGACAAATCCAAGATCACCAAGGCGCTCGAGGTTGCCATTCCAACCGCAGGCGGCATGATGGTTCCCGAGATACTCTCGGACGAAGTGATTGAACTCTTGCTTGCCGCGACGGTCATGCGATCAATGGGATGCACGATCATGCCTCTTGTCAACGGACAACTGAGCATCACACGGCAAACCGGCGGCGCAACGGCAGCATATCTCAGCGAAGGCGGGAACATCACCTACTCGCAGCTACAAGTCGGACAGATTAACCTACAAGGTCACAAACTCGGAGCAATCACGGCGATCTCAACTGATCTCCTTGACTTCTCACAACCGAACGTTGACCAAATGGTTCGCAACGACATCGTAAAACAAATGGCATTGAGAGAAGATCTTGCATTCATCGAAGGTAACGGCGCACTCGCCACACCTGTCGGAATGCGGAATCAGATGACTGCGGCAAATGCAATCGCAATGACCGCAACTCCATCGGCAGTAACGGCAACAACCGACGCCGCGAGAATGGAGACAGTTCTCGACAACGCCAACGTACCCAACACAAAGCGAGGTTGGATAATGCGGCCGTCAAACAAGAACTGGCTCGCACAAGTGAGGGAAGCAACAGGCATGCTCGCGTTCCCAACAGTACAGGCGAACAACACATTTTGGGGACACCCAATCGCAACCACGACTCAACTGAGCATGGACGCACCGACAACGAACTACATCTATCTTGCCGAGTTCCCCGAGATGATTATCGGCGATGCCATGACGATGAGAATCGACGCTTCGACCGAGGCCGCTTACGATATGAGCGGAACCTTACTCTCGCCATTCAGCAGAGACGAGGCAGTTATTCGTGCGATTCAAATGCACGACTTCGGAATGCGACATCCCGCATCCGCCGCTGCATTAACCGGCGTGACATGGGGCAACGTCTAATCGAATGGCGTTATCAAACGGAGGAAGTAACATGGCATGGAAAAGTGGAATGATTGGACAGGCGAGGATCAAGCAGCCCGAGAGCGGCCCGGTGACACTCACCGCGTCCGGCGCCGGTTCAACGATCACCTCAACACCGACGGCATACGCAATCGGAACCAACAAGGCGTTTAACGCAGTCAGGGCGATATTCCCGTTCATTAAAACGGGAGGCGGCGGCGCGGTTGCAGTTCAACTCGAGTTGCAGTCCGACAGCGGGACATCGAACGCATATCAGAGTGTCTCGTTGCCTTCGTATGTTGCAGGCACGGCGAACGCTCCAACGATCACGCCTGTCGGCACGGATGCGGCACATGGATACGTCGCCACGACAGGGCCGGGTGTTGTTGAAGCAATGTGGGATCTTGACAATGTCAAGGTCAACGCGAACCTCAAGATAAAGATCTCGGCAACGTTCGTCGCCGCGTCAGTTGATGCAGTGGTCGGAACACCTTTGCTCGAGTTCTTCAACGCTCGAGAGGAACCACCTACGTCGACAACCGAGGCAACGTCAGCATAAGGGGACAATAGTCCCCGCTCCTTTTTTAAAAGGAGGTCAAAATGCAATTAGTCAGATTTCTAAAGGAATATAACGGTCACACAAGCGGCTCGTATCAATGGTACGACGAAGTTATGGCGGGCAACTTGATTAAAGGCGGCACAGCGGTCGACGCAACCAAAGAATACCTCAAGGCAGTTAATCCAATGAAAGAAGAGGAAGTCGAGGAAGTAAAGGCAATGAAGGCAGTTGACGCACCAAAGAAAAACAAAATGGTTCGTTCACCTGTTAAAAAGAAGTGATGCGTCATGCCCGGAACTTCATCACGAACAACACTCGGGCCGAATTGCGTCGACACGGAACAGATCTTTGACGGCGCGGTAACTGCCCCGAAGTTAGATCCAAGTATAGTCGGCGTTCTCCCGTTGATAGTAACAACGGCACAGCGAAAGGCGCTCACACCGACGACAGGGCAACAGGTCTACGACACGACGCTTAATCAGCCAGTTTGGTATAACGGCACGGCATGGACTGACGCAACCGGAACGCCACTCGTCGGGGGATAATGCCCGAGACTCAGTATATCAAACCGCAAGAACGCGGCGGCATTGGATATGAGTATGAGGTATTTGACCCAAAGGTCATCATTAAAAACAATACTCACCCATTCCCGCATGAGTACCACAATTGCTCAACGTGCAAGCGTTCAAGTTGTCAAACAACGCAGCCGCGAGGAGTACAATCGTGGTGCGGGTTTAAGATGAAGTGGCAAATGGAGCGCAAGGATCTATTTGACAACGGTTGTCCGGCACACCTTCGCAAGATCCCAAGGGCGGACATCTAAAAGGAGAAATTAACATGGTTGGAACTATGTATGAAGGCGGGCCGCTGAGAATGGTCGGACATCCGACGGAGCGAATCAATTGGCTCACGGACACGATCAAACTCGCACTCGCTAAATCATCAACGAACTCGCCGACGTATGTCCCGAGTAACGAGACTGAGACCAGTTATACCACGATCGCGGCGGCAATGGAGACGACCAACGGCGCGGGCGCAGGT